TGTTTGTTTATTATATTATCTATGTTACCCCGTATTTATCTTGTAAAACTAGGCTGACAATAGCTAGATAAGATACTATAGTAACACCCTATTGTCACGTAGGTAGGAGTATACTCTTCCGATAGTATCCCAGTATCAGGCCATGTAAGCAGGGATTATCTGTNGACTATATACCGAAGTCTGTATAGAATCCTGATTGTGCCCATGATACTACAACTGTAGCTAGTATNGTCATGACTGTACTGAATAGGACTATCTGTAGTCTCTCATAGTTATTTGCTTTAGTCCAAGTATTTTTTATAGTTCTCATAGTATTTATTAGATTAAGGGGGGTTATTATTATTATTATTATCCCGTGTTATTACATATATATTATCTATATAACCTCGTGTCTATATTGTAAAGTGGAGGTAAAAGNCAAAAAGTCTNGGATAAATTGTAAGAAAGCANGGGGGCCCGGGTTTTCTAGGATCATTTTGGGATTGGGGTTGGGTTAGCAGAGAGGAGGGGTAGCACTAAACTTCTCTACTTCTAGCAATAGATCTGATCACCTACCCTTAATGATATTATACTAGGTATAATATCTAGGATAAGTATATATATATTATATAATAGAGGCTATTGTCACGTTAAATTAAATATTTTCTCTAATTTACCTTAAATTCTATAAAAAGTGGGTGACTTCTAGATATGTACACAAACCCAAAATAGAGATGGCACAGAAATTAAGTAAAAAAGCTAAGGCTGCTAAAAAGAAAAGAGACCTTAAGGCAGCAAATAGCAGAAGAAGGGAGAAGATGCGTGCTGAAAACCAAAGAAAACGCAGAAAGGCCAAAAAAAAGGGTAAAAATATTAAAGGCAAAGACTACGATCACACTAAAAAGAAGTTTGTTTCAACTAAAGCAAACAGAGGAGGTCATGGAAAAGGCACGAAAAAGAAGAAAAAGAAAAAATAATGGGATTACACGCTTCAACACCACATAATAATCAACCAAATCCAGGAAACGCATGGGAAAACTTTTAACAACGTTCAAAGATAAGACTTTTGAGCCTAGTATGAAGTCTTTTTACCAGTTATACACTGATGACTCATCGACAGCCTCTCAAATATATGATTCTTTATTATATGTAAGAGGTGTAAACGCCGGTAGTTTAACAAAAAATCAGGAAAATGACGATGCAACGGTATCTACTGTAGAAATGCATGATACTTATATGCCTGTTAGGTTTTATAACGTAAAAAGTACTTCTGATGGAGAAACACCTGCCTCTGCTACGCATACATTTTTTAGCGTATACAATAGAGCAGAGTATAATGGTGGTGATGGAAAGAATATGTACGATTTATGAGCTGATAGAAACTTAGCTAAACTATCTGGAGCTGGTTATATAACAAATACTATAGGTGGTGCGTATAATTACGGACTAGATGCTGGTAGTGGTGATTCTCAAACTATACCAGGAGTATATGGGTCTGTGAATTTAGCTTCAGTAGCACCAACAGGTGATACTAGAACAGTATCTTATTTAATAGGTAGTAGAGATTGGGCTTCTTTAAATAAAGCAAATGCTACAGTTACATATGCATATCCTATGATTAGTGAATTCGCACAAATAACTGGTACTGTAGGTACACTGGCAATGCTTAAACTTGATTTAGACTATACAGCAGGTGCTGTTACAAATGGTTATTATATATGGGCTGAAGAAAGTACACTACCTACTCCTTCTGGAGAAAAATACTTTATAAAGTCTAATATACCTTGGCCAACTCTATTGTCAAGTACATTGACAAACACAGGTGCTGTAACATTTCAAAGCACACTTAACGTAACAGGAACAACTACATTGTCTAGTAACGCAACTGTAGGCGGAACTTTAACAGTAACAGGCGACGCGACATTTAATACATCTGTAAGTTTAAATGATACTGATTATTTATACTTAGGTACTAGTAATGATTTTAGAGCTTTTCACAACGGAACAAATACTTATTTAGAAAATCAAACAGGAGATTTATACGTAATGAATAACGAAGCTGATGGAGATGTAATCTTTATGGCTGATAATGGTTCTGGTAGTGCTGTTCAAAATTACATAGTATTAGACGGCGGCGATTTAGCTACAAAAATAGAAACAATAAAAGTATTAATGCCTAACTTACCAACATCAGATCCAAGTGTTGCAGGGCAATTATGGAATAACAGTGGAGATCTTAAAATTTCTGCAGGATAATAAACAACAATAAAACAAAATGGCAAGAATACATACATATGCTACAGACTCCAGTATATCTGGATCAGAAAAACTACTAGGGACAGATTCAGGGACAACTAAATTATTCTCACTAACTGATCTTAGAACATACTTTTCAACTTCAACAGCTGCAGGTACTACATTTACAGGTAACATCGTCCCAAATGCGGATGATAGTTTAGACATAGGTACTTCATCAGCTCAATGGCAAGACTTATACATAGATGGTATTGCGTATATCGATCAAATAGGTACTGATGGCGATCCAACCTCTACAGCTTATATTGCTGGTGGTGAAATAGACGGTACTGTAATTGGTGGCGAAAGCGCAGCTGCAGGTACGTTTACAACTGTTACCGCAGCAACTATTAATGCTACAAGTGCTTTACAAATAGGTGGAACAGCATTATCATTAAATCATTTATCAGATGTATTAGTAGCTGATAGTTCTTTATATCTAGGACATGATCCAACATCGACAGACGACACTGCTCAGTATAATATAGCAGTAGGTGCTACAGCGTTAGATGCAATTACAACTGGGGATAGTAATACCGCGGTAGGGTATAACGCTTTAACAGCTTGTCAATCAGGTGCAGGAAACATAGCTATAGGATATACAGCTTTAGATAGTATTACATCTTCAAGTTATGCAATTGCTATTGGACACGCAGCAGGTGCAGCTATAACAACTGAGGATACAAAATCAATTTTTATTGGATTTAACGCTGGTACAGCTGTAACAGATGGTGGTGAAAATATATTAATAGGTTATCAAACCGGTGATGCTCTTACAAGCGGTGGTAATAACGTAGCGATTGGAAATCAATCTTTAGGTGCAGAAGATGGTCATGGTTACAACGTTGCTATTGGTGATAGAACTTTAATATCATTAAACGCTGGAGCAAATGCATATAACGTTGCTGTTGGAGCTAGTGCTGGTTATTCAATGACAACTGGTATAGAAAACATACTTGTTGGTTATCAAGCTGGTTATTCTTCTACAAGCGCATTAGCTAACGTAGCTATAGGAAACAAAGCATTATATACAAATGTAGATGGCGATGGTAACGTAGCTGTTGGTTATGAAGCTTTATATACAATGGAGCCTTCTGATGGATTTTCACATAATACAGCTGTAGGGTATAGAGCTGGTAAAGCTACTACAACCGCAACCGGTCTTACGTATATAGGTTCTAGAGCTGGTGAATCAAACCAAGGGGGTGTTGAAAATACAGGTATTGGTATGGGCGCTTTAAGAGATACAACTAGTGGTGCTAATAACACAGCTGTTGGATCACAGGCTTTACAAGGAAATGTAGATGGTAGTCATTCAGTAGCTGTAGGACATGAAGCTTTAATGAATCAAGATCCTTCAGGTGCTACAGATATGTATAATGTCGCAGTAGGTTCAGAAGCTGGTAGAGCAACAACAGTTGGTATTAAAAACACTGCGATTGGTGGTGGTTCTTTATACACAAACGTTGATGGGTCTAACTCTGTAGCTATTGGTTATAGAGCATTATATTCTCAAGAACCATCTGGAGCTACAGATACATATAATATAGGTATAGGATACGGAGCTGGTTCATCTGTCTCAACAGGTATTAAAAATATAATTATTGGTACTGATACTGCTATAACCACAGGTAGTAACAATATTACAATAGGGCATTCAGCTGATGTTAGCGCATCAGGTGCTACTAATCAAGTAGTAATTGGGTATGATGCTACAGGTATAAGTGATAATTCAGTAATGCTAGGTAATGCATCAACAACAATATGGCATCCAGCTGATGACAATGGCGTAGATTTAGGTTCTACTGCTTATTCATTTAAAGATGCATATATACAAGGTAGTTTAAAAATAGGTGATACATCTGGTTCTACATATTTCCAATTCCCAACTACAAAAGGTAGTTCAGGTCAATTATTAAAAGTACCTTCTTCAGGTAATACATTAGAATGGGGTACTGGTACAGGTATTTCTTATATACAAGCTGATAATGATTTATTAGTTGGGCACTCTACAACTCCATCTAGTACTGGTGGAGCTAATGTTGGTTTAGGTGATGAAGTTTTAGATAGTTTAGCTGGTGGTGGAAAAAACACTGCCATAGGGTATCAAGCTGGTACTGCAATTACCAGTGGTGATTCTAATACTTTAATAGGATATAGAGCTGGAGATGCTCTTACATCAGGAGGTGGTCATGTTGCTATTGGACCTGGTGCACTAGGCGTTGAAGATACGTCCACTTCAAGTAGTGTTGCAATTGGTAATACTGCTTTAGGTAATACAAAACGGTGGTGAATACAATATAGGTGTAGGTCATGATGCTGGTGTTACAAATAACATCTGGTGATTGGAATATTGCTATAGGTGGTAGATATACAGGGGATGCATTAACAACTGGTAATTATAATATTGCTATGGGTGGATATGCATTAAGCGCTGAAGATACAAATGAGATGAACGTTGCTATCGGTCATGAAGCATTGAAAGTACAAAACGGTGCTGATTCTAACGTAGCTATAGGTTATCAAGCAGGAGATGTTATTTCAACAGGTGGCGAAAATGTGGTAATAGGTTCGCAAGCTGCTGGTACTTTAACAACTGGTGCCGATAATGTTGTAATTGGTAGAAGAGCTGAAGTTGCTGCTGCTGGAAATGATGGATCAATTGTTATAGGTGCTAGTGCGGCTGGTGCTGGTAGTAATACTACAGTAATTGGTACCACAGGAACTACAAACGCTAGAGTATATGGCCTTAGAACATTTGTTACAGCTACTACAGCCGATACAAGTTTAACAGCAAATGATTCTGGTGAAACATTTGTATTTAATGATGCTGCTGCAACATTTACTTTACCAGACTCTGGTGCTGGTGATTTAACAGGAGTATATTTCAACTTTATAGTACTTGATGATACTGCTGGAACTAAAAGAATAGCATGTGCAGANACAACTAATGAAGATTTACTTGGNTCNGTAAGATCTGTAGATGCAGATACNTCTGATGCTACTGCNTCTTTTGCAGTTCAAGTNTCAGATNNATTCCATCAAATAACATTTAATGGTACTACNACTGGTNGAGGAGGTAGTAAAGTAACTGTAACAAATATAGCGGCTGATAAATGGTATGTTGAAGGTACAATAATATGTACTGGATCACCTGCAACACCGTTCTCATAAATATTAACTTTTAAATTTTAAGCTATGCCATACGGAAAAGGAACATACGGAAGTAAAGTAGGAAGACCTAAAAAGAAAAAGTCTTCTATGAAAAAGAAAAAGAAAAAGAAAAAGTAATTAGCTATGCCTGCTAAGAAAAAACGTAAAAAAAGTAACGAGCCTAGAAAAACCACAAAAGGTAAAGGCCGTAATTTTCGTACTGTAAAAGAAGGTGCAGGTATGACTAAAAAAGGTGTTAAAGCGTATAGACGCAAAAACCCTGGTAGTAAACTAAAAACAGCTGTTACTGGTAAAGTTAAAAAAGGCAGTAAAGCAGCTAAAAGAAGAAAATCATTTTGTGCTAGATCAAAAGGCTGGACAGGCCCAAGAGGTAAAGCAGCAAGAAAAAGATGGAAATGTTAATATGAAAATAGAAGGATTTAAACCACACTTAATGTATAAAGCTAATTCGATTAAAATGGCTGCATCTCCATGTGCACATAGAAATTTAAAAGCTAAAGGATACAATCATAATCAACCAAAAAAAATGATATTTAGTAATAAATAAATTATATTATGGCTAAAAAGAAAAAGAAAACACCATGTTGGAAAAACTACAAGATGGTTGGAACAAAGAAAAAGGGTGGTAGAACAGTTCCTAACTGTGTGCCAAAGAAAAAACGTAAGACCAAAAAGAAAAAATAACCGGCCCGGTGAAGGGCAATAACCAAAATGTTTAATTAAAAACCAAAACCATGACATTTTTTTATTCGACTAGAACGTGGAATAGTCAACCACAAATTTCCAAAGAAACCGTTGAATTTTGGAAGCATTTAGCTACCAAAAAAAGCTGGAGAATAACCCAGTTACCAAACGGTTTTTACCAAACCGAGTACCAAAATCCAAAAGAGGAAGATACTTGGATTGACGTGACCAGAAGAGAAACTATTGATGGAGCAGAAGCTGCTATTGATGGTTCAGTAGAGCACTATGCTAAAAAGGTAGAGTTCATTGATGGTCCAAAAGTTATTAAAACTTTTAAATAGATTTATTAACTAAATTAAATTAAATTAAATGCAAAATCCACAAGACATTGTGAAGACTTTAAGTTTTGGCAGCGATGCTAAAGATAAAGTTTTTACAGGGATAGATAAATTGACACAAGCTGTTAGCTCCACACTCGGAGCTAGCGGTAAGTGCGTTATCTTAGAAGACTTCATGGGAAGACCCATGATTACAAAAGACGGTGTAACTGTAGCTAACTCAGTAAATTTAAGAGATCCTGTAGAAAACATAGGTGCAACACTTATAAAAGAAGCAGCTAGAAAAACAGTTTCAGAAGCAGGGGATGGTACAACTACCGCCACTGTTTTAGCACACAGTCTATTAAAAGAAGCAAATAGTAAACAAACTAGTGAAAGTTTACGTAAAATAAAGGAAGATATTCAAAAAGCGTGTGATAGCACTATTGACTACCTTGAAAACATAGTAGTACCGGTTGAAGGTGATATGATTGATCAAGTAGCAACTATATCATCAAACAACGATAAAGAGCTTGGATCTATTATAGGTGAAGCTTTTAAACAAGTTGGTAAAAATGGTACAGTTATGATGGATTCTGATGGTAAATCTGGTGAAACTACAGTTGAAGTAGTATCTGGATCTCAGATAAATCAAGGTTATATGAATGCTAATTTTGTTACTGATACAGGAAAACAAACAGTAACATTAGAAAAACCTTTAATCTTATTAGTTAGTTCACCAATAAGCGTTGTAAGAAAAATACAAGTTGTATTAGAATACGCTGTAACAAATAATAGACCAATACTTATTATAGGTGAATTAGAAAAGCAACCAATGTCTGCTTTAATAATGAATAAAATAAAAGGTAATATAAAAGCTAATGTTGTTGCGCCTCCTGGTTTTAATTTCTGGAAAAAAGATTTTTTAGATGATATCGCTGCTGTAACAGGTGCTACGCATATTAACGAAGAATATGGAGACGATATAGATTTAATTACACCAGACATGCTTGGTGAATGTGAAAGAGCTATTTCAGATAGTAAATCTACAGTGTTAAAAATAAAAGAAATACCAAAAGAAGCTAAAGAAAGAATACTTGAAATTGAAGATCAATTAAAAAATAGTGATCCTAGTTTGAAGACACAAAAACTAGAAGAAAGATTAGCTATATTATCTGGAAATGTTGCAGTAATATCTGTTGGTGCAAATTCAGATGTAGAATTAAAAGAAAAGAAAGATAGAGTAGATGATGCAATACATGCTACTAAAGCTGCTGTTAAAGAAGGTATTGTTCCTGGCGGTGGTGTTGCTCTTTTAAATGCTGCAAATAATATAAAAGAAAAAAGTGATGGTACAGATATATTTATAGAGGCTTTAAAGTATCCATATAAAAAGATACTTGAAAATGCTGGTTTAGAATATGTACCACAAAAAGGAAAAGGTAAAGGAATAAATGTAGTAACTGGTGAAACAGTTAATATGATTAAAGAAGGTATTATCGATCCTTTACTAGTAACTAAAAGCGCATTGAAAAATGCAGTATCTGTTGCTTCAACTATATTATCAACTGATTGTGTAATTAGTAATATGAGGGAAGAATGAAAGCAATAGGTGGATACTTAGTTATACAGGAAAAAAAGGAGAAAACAACTAAAACAAAAGGTGGTTTACTTCTTACAGATAAAATAAAAGAAGACATAAGATACAGACAAGGTCTTGTAAAAAGCGTAGGTGAATTAGTTCAAGGTGTAAAAGACAATGATAAGATTTACTATGATAAACACGCTGGGTTCAAAATAGAAATTGATGAAGAGATATTTCTAGTAATAAAACAACAAGATGTTGTTATTGTCTTATGCGAAAATTAGAAGCTAAAGATCTTAGAAGCATAGGATTGTTAAAGCATTATCGCGTTATACGCAAATGGGCTTGTAAAACATATAAAATAAAAGATGCTGATCTCGAACTTCTAATTTACTTTGATTGTTTAGATTTATTTACTAGACAAGACTATTTAAATGGCGTTTACACTTACTCATGGGATAAAAATCGATGGGAAAGATTAAGACGAGAAGGTTGGATAGAAACTTGGAGACATCGTAATAGAACAACAATTAAATATAGTATATACAAAACATCGTTTAAATGTAAACAACTTATAAGTAGAATATATAGAATGTTGTTAGGTACAGAAGATTTACCAACTAGTTTACGTAGAAATAAAATAATGGAAGGTAATTCTTATTCAGATAAAGTAATGATTAAGGCTATAAATTTAATCAACAAAGATAAAAACAGATAATAATAATAAAAAAAATTAAAAATGGCATACGGAGATATAACAGATAGTCCTGGAGCTTACAGAGCACCTTCAAAAGGTGGTACTGAAACAATAAGACACGCAGTTGTTTTAAAAGATTCTAGTACTATTGGTAGTGCTGCTATAGACTATACAAATAACTTACTTGATCTTGATCAGCTTACAGCGGTTCAAGACACTCACAATAGAGCTGGTTTATATATAGGTACTGCTGGAAATGTTCTTGTAACATTTTCTGGACAAAACAAAATTCTTGAAAAAGGAGCAGACACAGCTGGTACTTCAAATAAATTAACTGATTCTGCACAAAATTTTAGTACTACAGTACAAAAAAGAGATGTTGTTGTAAATACAACAGATGGTACAGTTGCTTTTGTAGGAGCTGTTGACAGTGACACAGCGCTTAGTCTAGTAGATGCTAGTAACAGCGCTTCTGATATCATGGATAGTGGTGAAAAGTATGAAATACATAGACCAGTACTTTTCCAAAATATTGCAGCTGGTTCTATACTACCTGTTGAAGTAGATAGAGTATGGGCTTTAGCTACAACTACTACTGACATAATGTTACTTTACTAGGTCATGCCTAAGTTAGGAATAAAAACTAGTGCAACATGGATATATCCTACATCTGTAGTAAT